TGCTTCGGGACCGGCGAGGCATGGCTGAACGCCAACGGCGGCGGCATCCTCTACGCTTCGACCGACACGAACGGCGACCTGAACGTCGAATGGAACACGAACTCCAACCCCAACGCCTACTACTGGCTATGCTTCACCGCGACGCACGACGCGACGAGGGTGACGGTAGCCTGCGACGGGGAGAGCAGCCTCGGAAACATGGTCGTGATTGCCAACGAGGGGCAGGTGTGCGCCGTGCCGCTCCTCATCGGGCCGAGCTACGATGTGCTGGCGGACTGGCCTGTTGTGGACATCTACGCAAGCGACCCGGATGCCGTGATAACACCATGGCGCAGTGGACAGGGGGACGGCGGCGAGGGGCTGCGTCTGCTGCGCAGTGGCGGAGGCATCGGGCCGAGCGACTACTTCAGTGTGTCGAGGCCGATTGCCCTAGTCATGAGCGGCGACGGCGGCTGCGGATGCCTTTCCACCCTGCCGGACGTAGGCGCGGAAATCCTCTCGGTAACCGGCAACTGCTGCTCGGTCGAGCTGGACGGCAGCAACTATGTGTGGAACTGCGGAAACTGCCACTGCTCAGGCTACGGACAGGCATGGGAGGTCACCGCCATCTGGGAGGGATATTCGAGCCACTTCACCTGGGATACGCAGTGCGGCTGCCAGGCGGCGAACGAGCAGAATCCGCTGGCGTGGGCTGAACTCTCGGCGACAGGCGTGGTCTTCCTCGACGGCGACATGGGCTGTGTCTCGGCATCGTTCAACCCTCCGTCGTCCGCAGCCGGGGCGACGGCGACGCTCCGGGGCGGAGACGGCAAAGTTGCCATGTGGACGACTACGAACCGAACCGGGGCGGTGTCGCTTCCAATGAACGTCCCAGTGGGCGGCGGCGCGTCGTTCTGCATCGAGGGAGTGTCGCGCAGTGGCTCGGTCGGGGATGTCAAGTTCTACCTTGACGTGGTCAATGGCGAGGATTTGTACACTATAACGCAGTCCGTGACGGTGGCGGAGGTAATGAGGATGGACGTCACGTCGGATGTCGCCGGGGCGAGCGCGAATCCGCCGCCGTTTCTCACCGGCGTGGACTATCCGTTCTGCGTTACGAACAGCCTCTCCCCGGACAAGCACCTCGTCGTGCCGTTCGGGAACGTGGCGACGCTCGGCCCCGACGGGTTCGTCGTCGCGCCGTTCCACGTTGACATGAGCCTGGTCCTCGAACCCGTCGGCGTCTCTGCGGCAGGGGTTGGATGCGACTGGGAGGTTGTCGAGGCCATTCCGCAGATGAGCGGTTCGCTCGTGCCCATGCCGGGCGCGGCGGCCCGGTTCGCGGATCCGACGCAGGGCGGTGTATACCGCTTCCGCGGGCGCTGCGGAGGATCGCCGTGGACGCAGGCGAACGTCGTCCTGCCGCTCTCCGGCGCTTCCATCGACCAGGTGTTCTTCTCTGACATGGCGGCGTATGAAAGCCAGCTCGGGGTTCTCGAACGGACGCCAGACGGAATCAGGCAGTCGGAGGACTTCGGCATAGAGTGGTTCCTCGCGGACGCGGCAATGGACTACATAGGACGCGTGGATTCGCAGGCCGCGCCGACCGTGTGGCTCTACAACCAGGTAAGCGACGATGCCCTGACGACCGGCCTTGGCGCCGTCGCCATGTGGCGCGGCGCTCCAGTGCGCGTCGCCAAACTCGGCAACTTCCTCGCCGGCTACGGCACGAAGCGCCTCGGCATAAGGGAATCGTCGCTCATACAGTCGCAGTCGATAGGGACGCCAAACGACGAAACCGCCGACATGAGCTGGCAGGGCGGGGGCGATGCGTTTACGTGCGGCGACGTCATGTCCGCGACCACGGCGCTCGCGACCAACATGTGGCCTCATGCGGACGCGAAGGTCAAGCGCCTTTGGCCGAACGCCGAGGGTTGCGACAACCATGTCCAGAATGTGCAGTATTTCGACTACAATCTCTTCTTCCGCTCTCCCAGAACGGTCGAGAGGGGAAGATTGCTAACCCAACAACAAGGAGAATAAAGATGAAGATAAAGACGATGATGGCGTGTCTGCTGGCTGCTGCGTCGGCAGGCGCAACCCCGACGGCGGACAACTTCCACGCGGTCACGAACGACTGGTGGAACGGCCACTACACGAACGTCCACGAACTCGCCCAGCAGAGGCTGGCGGTGGACGCCAACGATCTTGTCGCCGCCCACATCATGTGGGAGTACGACTTGTCGTTCTCGGACTATTCCGCGATGTCGAACTCCATCCTGCGGCTCATGCGCGTCGCGGACGCCGTCACGGTTCCCGCGTACACCAACCGCTACCAGAGGCTTCGGGGCGGCTACCTTCGCTACATGGCGAACGTAATCCCGTCATTCCCTGCCGACCACCAGCAGCCCTCGCCGGTTGGCTATCCCCCAAACTGGCCTATGGTCTCGACCGAGTACCTTCGGATAATATGGGAGAACGGCCTCTGGAACGGGTCGGGCGCGCAGGGCGGGCCGGAGGGCGACGAATGAACGGAGGCGATCCAGTGACCGACGCATTCGGCGGAGGCGGGCTCGCGGAGATAGTCCCCGAGCCGCTCGACCGCATCCTCGACAGGGTTCTCGGCGAAGACCGCGCGGCGCGGAACGCCGAGGCGAGCAACCGCCCGTGGAGCGTCAGGAAGAGGCAGATGCTCCTCTTCTTCGCGCTGAAGCTACAGCGAATCACCTGCGACGACAGGAACATCGCAGCGTCCGTCCTGCGCGAGGTGCGCTCCGCCGGCGGCTTCGCGTCCGTCGAGGATCTGATAGACAGGGTGCGCGACGTTAGCCGCGAGCTTGCGCCCATCATCTACCGCCACGAAAGGGAGGCTGGCGCATGAGCGGAACGGACGCATCCAGCGCGGTCGTGCGCCACGCCGAAGCCCTGCCCGGTGCGCCTGACGGCGCGTCGGGCGGGGATCTGCCGACCCTTCGCCTCGCCATGCGCGGCGAGGGGCGCGTGGAGCTCGTGGAGGTGGTTTTCGGGCGAGACGCCGTGGTCGTGAGCCGCGCCGTCTTCGAGCGCTTCGCCGTGGGGAGGGCCGTATGAGCGATGAGGCAGAACAGAATGTGGAGTTGCCGGCGGCGGAAACGGCGTCGGCAGCGGAAGCGCCGCCTGTGCAGGAGACGACGCTTGGCGGCATACGCGAGACGCTCAAGCAGGAGTTCAAGTCGCTCGGCGGCAAGTTGGACAAGCTCCTCAAAAGCTCGAAGGCGATAGAGAGAGGGCTCGCCGATCCCGACGAACTCAAGGACAGGCTTGCGCGCCTCACGTCCTACGCCCGGCAGAAGCAGGTGCTGGACGTCCTCGAGAAGTTGAACGAGCATCAGACGTGGTCTGTGGCGTTCGCCGCGAGGCAGCTGCACACCACGGCGCCGCACGGATTCCCGACGCCGGAGGCGTTGACCACGGCGTGCTACCGCGTCAACATACTGAAGTTCAGGAGCGGTCCCGAGTAGAAACCGCGCACCATAGAACGCCACCCAGACAAGGCCTCCCGCATCCATTGCGGGCGGCCTTTTTTCGTCCGCGTATTACGCGTATTACGCATATATTACGCGATTATTACGCGGACGGCGTAATCTAATTTTTGCGTTTTCCCCAGTGTTTACAGGGCTTTCTCCACTTCCCTGTCCAAGGTGATTACGTCTTGCGCGTAATGTACCCGAAAATATCTCACGCGAAGGCAGCCCAGGGCTGGACGGTGCATGTCGCACACGTGGTCCGAGGGCGTTCGCGGAGAAAGACATGGGAAGGAAAAATGCCGGAAGGAAGGGGAAATACACGGGTCCGAACAGGTGCAGGTTCGACCCGATGCTGTGCTGGGGCTACGCCGACTGGATTAAGACGCACGAAGCGCGTTCGCAGATCCGCCACGGGAAGCCGGACCGCCGCAGGGACATAGACGAGGTCGTCGAGAGGCACGTCGCCGCGTGGGGCAAGGCCGGGTACACGAGGCGCGAGATAGCCGAAGCCGCCGCCAGGCTGCGCACCGCGCTCTCCGAAAGGAGGTGCGCATGAACGGCTGGACGAGGGCTGGCGACGGCCGCGTCATCACGGCGAGGGAACTGGACGCGGCGATTGCCAAGGACAACGCCCGGCGCGGGGAGCGCATCCTGATGGCGGCGATCAAGGCGCGGATGCGCGAGGACAGGCTGGCGCGGAAGTTCACGCCGTCGCGTGGACTCAAGTGCCGCCCGCAGAAGTTCTGCGAGTCGCCGGCGATGATGCACTGCTGCGACAGGTTCTACGACCAGATAGACTACGACATCAGGATGTGGGACCGCGAGCGGGCGCTGAAGCTCGGCGTCAGGCAGGTGGCCAGCGAGTACGAGCGCGAGAAGCGCTACCGCCGCAGGATGAGGGCGCTCATACGCGAGGAGCTCATCAGGAGGGGCGCGCTATGAGCAGGACGTTCAGGTACGACCCGGAGGCGGGGCGGGACGGCGGCGGGAGACTTTGCCGGGGGCGTGAAGCGCAGTGTTTCGCAGAGGAAGATTCTGCGGAGGACGTTGGCGCGGCATCCGATGGCGAGGCTTCAATGGGCGGGCTCACGATGGAGTGGGCGGTTGAAGCGATGTCAAGGCGCATTGGACGGATGGTGGACTTCCTTGTCCGTGGACACTACATCGGGGAAGGGGAACGGGAGGACTACAAACAGGAGTTCAACCTTGTGGTCTGCCGGGCCATGTCATCCTACAGGCATGTCTATGACGATCCGCGCGTCAGGGTTTTCGCAGCCAAGGCCTTTCTGCGAAAATCGCTAGACAACGCGATGAAGCAAGTCAAGATGCATATACACTACCGGAACAGCCGCTACAGGGAGATCCCTCTTGCGGCAACGCCCGAGGAGGCGCATGAATGCGCCGGCGGCGCCGTATGGGTGGAAGACGAGAGCCTTTCGGACAAATACTCCAGCATGGAGGACCTTGTTCTGGACATGGACAAGGATACGATGAGGGACATGCTCGCGAATCTGGAGGAGCGGTTGTGCTTCGACCTCAAGTGCGCCGAGCATTCCGACTCCCGCATAGCCGAAGTCCTAAGCTGGCTCAAGGACGAGAAGGTCGACAGGCACCACGTCGCATACGTCCTTATGAAAAAGGTAAGAGACGTTGTCCGCAGGTGCGGCTACGCCCCGAAAACGGAGCTGCCGGCAAATCGGAGCCACGGCGCATGACGCGTGGATTCGAGCGGACGGAGGGCAATAATGCGCTCCGTCCGCTCGCAAGAGAAAAAATGAAAAATAATTCTTACATTTTTAGTGTCCCAAGTATTATATATGAAGTAGAGGACACAATGCGCCCGGTTGCATTTTTGTCTGGTCTCCCAAGAAAGGAAACGAACATGAACAAACTTCCATTCTTCGCGGACATTCCCGCGGAGGAATACCACAGGGCGGCGAGGGACGGGCAGTTCCTGTCCAGCCACCTCCTCGGCGACTTCCGAAAGTCCCCGAGACTCTACCACAAGAAGATGAACGGCGAGATAGAGCCTACTGAGTCCGCTGCGCTCGCCATCGGGCGCGCAGTCCACTCCCTGATTCTCGAGGGACGCTCGGCGTTCGACGGGGAGTTCGTCGTCACCGACGGCCCTGTCAACCCCAAGACGGGCGAGCCGTTCGGGAAGACAACAAAGGCATACCGCGAATGGACCGCCGCCCAGTCGAAGTCCGTCGTGTCGGGAGATGACTTCGCTTTCATGCAGAAGCTCCGCCAGAGCGTCTGGTCGCACCCCGTCGCGCAGACACTCCTGGACGACGGCGTCGCCGAGCAGACCGTGCGCACGGCCTATTGCGGCGAGCCGTGCCAGATACGCATGGACTGGTTCAGGACCGACTTCGACGGACGCCCCGTCATATGCGACCTCAAGACGTGCGAGACGCTCGACTACTTCGAGGGCGACGCCCGCCGCTTCGGCTACCCGCAGCAGATGGCGTTCTACCGCGAAGTCCTGCGCGCCGCCGGCGGCGGCGAGGTAGAGGCCGACTGCTACCTCATTGCCATCGAGAAGCGCGAGCCGTTCCGCTGCGGCGTCTGGAAGCTCACCGACGGTCTTCTCCAGTCGTGCGCCCTTGAGAACGAAAGGGCGATAGCGGAGCTCCGCGAGTGCCGCAGGGCGAACGAATGGCCGACGCGCACCGAGGATCTGCGCATCCTCGACGTGTAGCCGATGCCGATGGCACACGGCTTCATCCCGGCGGGCGGTCCGTTCCGTCCGCCTTTTTCATGCACACAACCGAAAGGAGAAACAAATGAACCTGCTCGAAACGATAACTACGGGAAGGGCGCAGCAGCCTCCCCGGATCATGATTTATGGCTCCGAGGGGGTCGGGAAGTCGACCTTCGCCGCCTCCGCGCCCAAGCCGGTCTTCGTCCAGACCGAGGACGGGCTTTCCGAAATCGACACCGCGAAGTTCCCGCTCTGCGCGTGCTATGCGGACATTGTGGAGCAGCTGAAGGCAATCCGCGACGGAAGCCACGACTTTGCGACGCTCTGCATAGATTCGCTCGACTGGCTGGAGCGGCTCATCTGGGACCGCGTCTGCCAGGACTACGGCGTCAAGTCCATCGAAAAGGCCGACGGCGGATACGGGCGCGGATACGTCGTGGCTCTTGCCTACTGGCGCGAGATAATAAAGCTCCTCAACGAGATACGCTCGAAGCGCCAGATGGCGGTCATCCTCGTCGCCCACGCCAAGGTCGAGAGATTCGAGGACCCGGAGCATCCCGCCTACGACCGCTACCAGCCGCGTCTGCACAAGTCGGCGAACTCGCTGATCTGCGAATGGGTGGACGCCGTCCTCTTCGCAACGCGAAGAATGCGCGTCGATTCCACGACCGGCAAAGCGGCGCCGGTAGGCGCAGATGGCGGCGAGCGCATCCTCCGCACAAACGGATCGCCCGCCTGCAATGCGAAGAACCGCTACTCGCTGCCGAGCGAACTCCCGCTCTCCTGGCAGTCCTTCGTGGACGGCATGAAGGCCGGCGCGAATAAGTAAACGCAGCAGACAACTCTGGAAACGGGGAATCCGTGCCGTGTGGCGCGGGCTCCCTTTTTTCACACCAAAAACGACAAACAGGAAAGGAATCCAATCATGGCACAGTTGAACTTCAACGCGGCTGAAATCGATACGACTTCCCGCGACGCAATCCCCTCCGGCACATACGAGGCGGTCGTAACCGACTCGGAGACGAGGGCGACAAAGAACGGCACGGGGCTGGGCATCAACCTCACGTTCGAGGTGATCTCCGACGGCCCCGCCAGGGGGCGCAAGTGCTTCGTGTGGATAAACTACGAGAACGCGAGCGCGAAGGCCCAGCAGATTGGACGAGAGGAGCTCGCCAGCCTCTGCAAGGCCGTCGGCATAACGCAGCTCACCGACACGGCGCAGCTCCACAATCTGCCGCTGCTGATCACAGTCGGCATCGACAGGAACGACCCGACGCGCAACGTCATCAAGTCCTACAAGGCGAAGCCTTCTGCCGCTGCCGCGCAGTCCGCGCAGGGCGCTCCGCGGGCATCGGGGGCGGCGCCGTGGGCGAGGTGAGGGAGGCGGAGTTCGACCTTCCCTGGCCACCGTCGCTCAACAACTACTACCGGCACGTCGGCCCCCGCGTCCTGATAAGCCGCGAGGGTCGGAAATACCGCCGCATGGTTGTTTCAAGGCTGGGCGGACTTTTCCCCAAGTTTACCGGGAAGGTTCGTCTCTCGCTCGAATGCTATCCGCCCGACAGACGCAGACGCGATCTCGACAACCTGCTGAAGTCGCTTCAGGATTCGCTTGTCAACGCGGGCGTTCTGGAGGACGACTCACTCGTAAGGCGTCTCGAAATGGAGATGCTGGAGCCCATGCCGCCGGATGGATGCGTCCACGTCGAACTAAAGGAGATCTGAAAATGTCAGAAAGAACATACAAGCTCAAGTGCCCCGTCTGCGGCAAGGCGTTCTCGCGCCGCCGCAGGAAGAACGCCATGTATCCGCCCACCTGCTCCGTCAGGTGCCAGTCGAAGCTCAAGCGCATGGCCGCGCTCGGCACCGACTTCGCAGCCCTCAACGGCAGGCGCTTCGGACGCCTCGTCGTGGTCGGCTGCGCCGGCTACGCCAACGGACACATCCTCTGGCGCTGCAAATGCGACTGCGGCGGCGAGACCGTCGCATCCCGCTCAGACCTCGAGCGCGGCATGGTCAAGGGCTGCGGCTGCATGCAGCCACAGCTCGCCTCCGTCAACCCGAGGTGGCGCGGCGGCGTCAGGAAGTCCCGCGACGGCTACCGCATGGTGTACACGGGAAGCCGCAACGGACGCCCCGTGTACCGCAAGGAGGCCCGCGTCATCGCGGAGAGGGCGCTCGGACGCCCCCTCGGGAAGGGCGAGGTCGTCCACCACATCAACAACCTGCGCACGGACAACGTCCTCTGGAACCTCGCCGTAATGACCAACTCCGAACATTCGCGCCTCCACTGGGCGCTAAGGAAGGGGGTGAAGATAGATGTACGAGTTGCGCCCCTATCAGCGCGAGGCTGTGGACGCGGTGTACGCGCATCTGCGAGAAAGGGATAGCAACCCCTGCGTGGTCATCCCGACGGCCGGGGGCAAGAGCCTCTGCATCGCGCAGGTGGCGAAGGACGCCGTGACGAAGTGGAACGGTCGCGTGATGATACTCGCCCACGTCAAGGAGCTTGTCGAGCAGAACGCGGGGAAGCTCAAGTCCATCTGTCCCGACCTCCCTGTCGGCGTGTATTCGGCGGGACTCGACAGCCGCGACACGCAGCAGCCAGTCGTCGTGGCTGGCATACAGAGCGTGTACAACAAGATCGAGGCGTTCAAGCCTTTCGATCTCGTCATGATCGACGAAGTACACATGGTGCCGCCGGACGGCGAGGGACGCTACCGCACCTTCCTCGAAGCGGCGAAGCGGGTCAACCCCCGCGTTCGCTTGATCGGTTGGACGGCGACTCCCTACAGGACGCAGGGCGGGCTTATCTGCAAGCCGGAGAATCTCCTGAACGAGGTGTGCTACGAAATCGGGGTCAAGGAACTCATCAACCGTGGCTACATCTCGAACATTACCGCGCGGGCGGGCAAGGTCAAGGCCAACACCGAGGGCTTGCATATCCGCGCCGGAGAGTTCGTCGCCGAGGACGTGGAGAAGCTGATGGGGGAGGATCGTCT